TTTATTTGAGTCCCCAAAAGTCTTGGCCGCAATGGTTGACGACTACCTTGAAAACCCTCCTATTAGGACTGTAATAACTAAAGATGGGCCAGTTGAATACCCTGCTATAACCATCACAGGGCTTGCTATGCATTTAGGTTTTGAAAGTAGGCAGAGTTTATATGACTATGAAAAGCGAGATGGTTTCTCTTACATTATAAAAAAAGCGCGGCTACATGTAGAGAATGCTTATGAATATCAACTGCAGTTTGGTAATAGCACTGGCGCTATATTCGCACTAAAAAACATGAACTGGACAGATAAGGTTCAAAACGAAAACTTAAACGTTGAGCTAACTCATGAGCAATGGCTTGACGAGCTTAAATAGTAATCGACAAAGGCTCAAAGATGATTTTGAGTTTTACGCTCGAAATTGCTTATCTATAAGAACAAAGTTCAAAGGGGTTACGCCACTTGTTTTAAATGATGCTCAGCGTTATATACATGAGCGTATCGAGCAGCAGATAAAAGATACAGGCAAGGCCAGGGCAATAATCCTCAAAGGTAGGCAGCAAGGCGCAAGTACATATGTTGAAGGTCGATACATATGGAAGACGACACACACAAAGGGCGTTAGGGCGTTTATACTTACTCATGATGGAGAGTCAACCAACGCATTGTTTGAAATGACAGAACGTTATTATGAAAACCTTCCTGTATTTATTAAGCCGTCATTAGGTGCTAGTAACGCCAAAGAATTACATTTTGACAAGCTAGACTCAGGCTATAAGATAGGGACTGCAGGCAATAAGGCAGTAGGCCGAGGGCAAACTATACAGTTCTTCCATGGCTCTGAGGTGGCGTTTTGGCTGAATGCTAGCGAGCATACCAAGGGGATAATGCAAGCGGTTCCTGATGGCGATGGTACCGAGGTGATTTGGGAATCAACAGCAAATGGCGTGGGAAACTTCTTCCATGAGCAATGGAAATTAGCAGAAAAAGGGTTGTCTGAATTTCAAGCTATATTCGTGCCGTGGTTTTGGCAGTCTGAATATAAAAAGGTATTGCCTGAAGGTACGGTATTTGATGATGAGGACGTTAAAATTAAAGAAGCGTACAATTTAACGTTTGAGCAAATGTATTGGCGCAGGATGAAGATTGCAGAATTAACCACTGATGGAGTAGATGGCACCAAAGCATTTAAGCAAGAGTACCCTATGAACTCAGCCGAGGCGTTTCAAATGTCTGGGGGTGACGGATTAATTAACGCTAACATGTGTATGCAAGCAAGGGGTAACGAATTTAAAGGTAGCGGCCCGTTAATTGTTGGGGTTGATCCTTCTAGGGGTGGCGATAGGTTTGCTTTTGTAAATCGCCAAGGTCGTAAAATGTACGGCATGAAGGCTTACAAGGGTGAGGAGTGCAACACGCTAGGAAAGAATGTGGCGTTATGCATTGATGTTCTAGATACTCACTGCCCTATTGCAGATAGGAAGCCAGACAAGATGTTTGTGGATGCTGGCGCAGGCGCTGACATAGTAGATAGATTGCATGAGCTTGGATATAAAGACAAGGTTAAGGCTGTCTACTTCGGATCAACACCACTCAGGCCAAAGAAGTACACAAACAAGCGAAACGAGATGTGGGGCGAAATGTCAGACTGGCTTAATGATGAGTCATTACCGGTTGACATACCAGACAGCGACGAACTGCAAGCGGATATTTGTGCAAGTCCTTATAGTTGGGACTCAAACCATCGGCGTGTATTATGGGCAAAAGAACGAATCAAAAAAGAATTGGGGTTCAGTCCTGATTACGGGGACGCCGGAGCATTAACATTTACTGAGCCTGTTAGTACAGAGGCCACACAACCACTAGAGTTTGAATCATTATGGTAGATTACGAAGATCACGCAAAAATGCGAGAAGAGCGCGCAAACTCTCAAGACGTCAATGATGACATGAGAGAGTCATCAAGGGCGCAGATATACTTTGTTGAAAAAGAGGATGGTCAATGGGACCCTGATGTTATAACTAAAATGACAGGTAAGCCAAGGTACACTGACGATCGATGCAATCCTATTCTCGATTCAATATGCGGTGAAATTGAAGACAACGAATTTGCTATTAAGATAAGCCCGGCAAGTGGAGACTCATCAAAAGAAACTGCTGAGATATTCGAGGGATTAATACGCAATATTGAAAACATTAGTTCAGCATCACTCATCTATTCATCCATGGCGCGAATGATGGTTACATGTGGCATGTCTGGGGTTGAGCTAGAGCAGGGATATGTTGACGGTGATAGCTTCAATCAAGATTTGTTTATTCGTGAGATACCAGACTTCCAAAATAGAGTTTGGTTTGCGCAGTCTAGTATAAAACAAGACAACAGTGACGCTCCTTTCGTGTTTGTTGATGAGTACATCACAAAAGAAGAGCATGAAAAAAGATTTGATAGTGAAGGTGATAACTCACTAGATTCAGGCGCTAGAAGTAACGTATATGCAGACAGGCCAGACGTCATTACAATTAGCCGATTCTATTACAAAAGCCCAATCAAAATAGACATAGTTCAAATGTCAGACGGCTCAGTATATAAAGATGACGAAGACTTAGCCATGCTTATCGATGAATTAATGGAGCGCGGAATAACCGAGACAGGGCGCAGAACAAGAGAGACGTTTAAGGTTTATCAGCGGTATATGGATAGCGAGGGCTGGCTGAATGAAGCAGAAGAAACGGTATTCGAATTGTTGCCTGTCTTTGGGTGCTATGCTAATCATAAGGTGATTGACGGCAAGGCCATTGTCCGTGGTGCTATCGCTAAAGCTATGGATCAACAGCGCGTACACAACATGGCGTTTAGTCGTGAAGTTGAAGAAGTTGTTTTAAGTCCTAGAGCTAAGTTTTGGGGTACGCCTGCAATGCGGCTAGGCCACGAGAAAACATTAAACACTCTCAATACAAACTCTCATCCGTGGCAAGATATGAACTACGACCCTTCAATGCCTAATGGCCCGTTGTTTATCGGTGGTGCACAAATTAATCAGGGTTTATCCCAGTTGAGTATGTCATCAGCACAGTCAATTGATTTGGCCGCCGGTGCGTTTAGTCCTGCGCTAGCTAACAACGCTAACTTACAATCAGGTATTGCATTAGATAAGCAGATAGAAAAAGCTAACACATCAACTGTTAAATACTACAAGTCAGTGCAAGTCACACTCACAGCAATGGCTAAGTGCTTAGTTAATTGCATACCACGAAGCTATGATTCCACAAGGCAGCAAAGGATACTTGGTGAGGATGGAGCCGGTGAGATGGTCACACTAAATGAGGTTATAATAGACCAGCAAACAGGTCAGGAAATAACCTTAAACAATCTTACATTAGGTCAGTATGATGTTAACTGTGATTACGGCCCAGCATTCAAAAGCCGACAAGAGAAATCTAGTGAAGCCTTTGCTACTATTGCTCAACTTGATCCTACCATCATGGAGTTGGCAAGAGATGTATGGTTAAGCAACATCAACGAACCAGGAATGAAAACGGTTGCAGAAAGATCGAGGTCTATGCAGATAAAGAATGGCATTATACCATTTGAGCAGCTGACATCTGAGGAGCAACAGCAGGCACAACAGCAAGCTAACCAGCCTCCACAACCTGATCCAAACATGCTTATAGCTGAAGCTGAAATGGGTAAGGCGCAAGCTGAACAGTTAAGCGCACAGACCAAGCAAGAGGAAGCTCAGGGCAACATGCAGCTTAAAGCAGCAACACTGCAACTGGAGAACAGAAAACTAGCACTAGCAGAGCAGGAGCAGCAATTAGACGTAGCTAAATTCCAACGTGAGAAGGATGATAAATACAATGTTGATGCGGCGAATATCCAACAGAACCAAGAAAAAATTGATTTGCAATCACAGAATCAGCAGTTTACGCAGATGCTGGCAATGCAAAAACAGTTGATTGAATCTCAAAAGGCGCAAGCTGAAACGCTTAAGGCATTGAAAGATGCTATGGGTGCTGAAGCTATAATGAATCAAAGTGCTGTCAAAGCTTATGATAATGTAGCTGAAGACTTAGCAAAAGAAGATCTGCCTAGCGAGTAAACAACAAAGCCAGCAGTCTATGGTAGGTTGCTGGCTTATTGGTTGTTATAGATTACTCATCATCTACTCATCCATGATCATTTCTATTGCACTGTCATAATCACCATCATCATACCCATTCGGATCTATGGTTTCACCAAATGCTATAAGAGCAATCATTAGACTCCTCTCTTTTTTTGTTAGTGACTCTCGATATTTTTTATTGGTTCTAAACTTGTATGAATTGTACTTACTCATCGCTTACTCTCCTTTAGTGCTTCATATAACCCAACTTTAGTATCTAAATACGGGCTGTCATAAACTTGCTCATGTAATTCATATATTAAGGTCTCAGCCCTTGCTTGCTGGGTTTCTAACCAAGCAATACGCTTAATGTCTGCTAGTGAGCGAATGTATTGGGGTTTAATGACTTCTGTAATGTCAAATGTAAGCCACACATCCCCACAATCCTTGTTCTCAAACAGGCCCATGTACAAACCTTCATCACTAACTGTCATCAGATTTCCATTTTCTAACACGGTTATTTTTTGTGATTCGGTTGCAGTTAACTGCTCTGTTTTGTGGTTTCTATCTATAATTTCTTGGTCTTTCATAACTTACCCTTTAATCCATTACACCGACACACAAGCTGTTGACGATGCTTATCATTAATATTACGGCATGTTCTACGCCATACATCATATCTAATACCCCAGTGTTGGCAGGCTTCCCACACAGTCCAGCCTTTAGCGTGGATTAGCGTTGTAAATTCACATTTCATGACACCAACTTTAAAATAAGCTCAATAACAAACAGCGCCAACACACCAATAGCAGCACCATAAAACCCACCGAACAAGAAGCCAGCAGCTGCAAACACTATGTATAAAGTCATAAATTACCCCTTAATCTATTAGCTCACATCTATATGCTTTTTCACTTATTACAACATGCTTGGATAACTCACAAGATAATGCAATATCCTTTTGAGTGTTAACTTCCGAAACGAAAGATGCAATCGCCATCATAACTATAAACACAAGCGCACCAACAAACCCTACATACACACCTTCAAAATCCATAAATCACCCCTTAAAACATAGGCTAAACGCCTATCTACAGTCAACTTAGCAAATATATTATAATAAGTCAAAGTGTACGCGACATTATTCGCGGTTAATAACCTACCTTTACAAGGGCCATGAGATGAGTGACGAGCTACAAAACGATGAGTATGTTGAAGAAACGGAATTTGAAGCCATACAAGCCGAAGAGACTGACGAAAGTGAGTCATCAGAATTAGCTGCTGATAGTGATGGGGAACACGAACAAAAACCCGACGGTACTGACCAGAAGCAAGTTAACCAAGATGCGGTTAATGAGGCTATAAATAGGCAGCACAGGAAATACCAAGAAGAAAAGCGCCGCGCAGATGAGTTGCAAAAACAGCTTGCTCAATACGCACCTAAAGCACAAGCGCCGATTATTTTGGAATCGCCTGATCCGTTTGACGATGACTATGACGTTAAACAGAAAGCTTATATCGAGTCTATCAGGCAAGCAGAACGATACAGTTATCAGCAAGAGCAATCTAGCGAGTTAACTAATCAGCAGCAAGCCGCAAAACAACAGTCGATGCAGGAAGATCTAAACACTAAAGCAATATCATACAGCGGTAGAGCTAAAGAGTTTGGTATCAAGCCTGAAGAGTTGCAGCAAGCAGGTCAAATGGTGGCAAGTTATGGACTAAGTGACGATGTGGCTATGTTTATTCTCGATGACGAGAAAGGCCCGTTAATTACTCGGTACTTATCGAGCAACCACGCTGATGCGGAAAAGATTGCAGGCATGAACCCTATGCAAGCAGCCTTATATATTGAACGCACAGTTAAACCTAAAGTTGCAGCAGTAAAGCAGAAACAAACAAACGCGCCCAGTCCAGCTACTAAAATTAGTGGCGGCGGTGGCGATAAAGATGCCGGCAAGTACAAATACATTGACGGTGCAGAATTCACATAAAGGAAACAGTCTCTCATGGCTAACAATTTAGCAAGTAACACACAAGCAACGCTCTCCAAA